TGATCTGTCTAAATGGTCTCTTAATTGATTCTTCCCCTCATTGCCACATAACTTAGTTATGTTAAGCCTTGAGACCGCACTAAACACTCTTGAAGCATGTATTACTTCAAAGGGTTTAGTTGCAGGAATTTCTGAGTACAAAGATTACAGAGTTAGATTCATTAATTACTTAATGAAACCTAATACTGCGTTAGGTCCTACTTTCTTACCTCATGGGTTACTCTTAAGGATTGAGAAAGGTGATGTATATGCCATTAAACTGGCAATCACCCTACTCAATCTGAGTAAGCCATTCAGGTCAGATAGTAAACCTAACTTAACCTCCATCACTGATGATTCATCATCATCTTTCGATAATGTTTCATTCAAAGAATGAGTAAGTAGAAATTGGAAACCAAAATCTACTCCTGATTACTCTGAATGAAAACCTCATTATTCGTCTAAAGCCGGACCACAAGGTCCTGCATTAGCCACGGCTGACCATGAACTATTCTTACTTCCCATATTCATTAAGAAGGCTATAGGAGTGTTACACCCTATACTTTCTGAAGAAATGGAAAGAAGAATTAAGTCTGAAATCTATCCTTCATTGTACAAGCTCTCTTCTAGGGTAATTAAGCCTAAAAGAAGAACTTGATACAGGGCTTTAAGCCTGTTATTGGATAAAGAGTGTAAGATTAGACCAGTAGCTATCTTTGACTACTGATCACAATCTGCACTTTTACCATTACATGATTGGATATTTAAAGATCTCTTCAAAGATAAGAAGGGAATCTTTAAATGTGATTTCACTTTTGATCAACTTGGAGGAGTGGACTACCTTTTACAATTAGGTGGTCCATATCACTCACTAGATCTTTCTTCAGCCACTGATAGATTTCCAATATCAACTCAAAAGAAGATATTAGAACTTATCATTGGGGAAGAGAAAGCTAATGCCTGAGAAACAATTCTTACTAAATTACCATTTAGAAGAATTGATTCACAGGAACAAGTTAGATATAAAGCAGGTCAACCAATGGGGGCCTATTCATCTTGATCAGTATTTACTATGGTTCATCACCTAATAGTGAAATATGCTGCTGAAGATATCAACTTCAGCAGGTATGCCATATTAGGAGATGATATAGTAATTGCTGATCAAGTGGTAGCTGAAAGATATAAAGTACTTATAAGTCAGTTGGGAGTAGAGATCTCTAAACCAAAAACAATTGAATCTGATGATTCATTTGAATTTGCCAAGAGATTATATTACAAGGGGAAAGAAATTACAGGTTTTCCTGTAATGTCTATCCATCAAGTAATCTATGCTCCGACACTTGTAGTGCTGACCTTGGCTAATGAGGCACTCCCTAGGGGTTATTACCCTAAGGGAGGGCTTACTAACTTTGATATGGTTTCCGAATTATATTATAATAGGGAATCATACAAAGGTAGAATTAAGAATCTTTATAAGCATTGGGAAAGAGCATGCTGGTGCCCATTGGTACCAACACCTCTTGAACCAAAGCTTCCAAAGTTTCTTAACTTATTAGGTTACAACACAAGTTGTAACAGACTAAAGATCCAAGAAGAGTTCTTCTGAAGTAATGCAGCGTACTCCTTACAATTAGATATGTTAGAAATGAAGGATAAA